AAAACCCCCTAGCATCACTCCCTGTTTCTATAACGCTGGTTCATACGCTCGCAATTGTCAATAAAATCCACAAACCAGCAAGGCGGCCCCGGAGGCGTCGGCTGGTTGGCCTCTTGCTCCACGCGCTTGATCATAAAACCCACCTGCGGCAGTATCTCCGCAAGTGCGGCGGCTAATTTATCGTCGGGCACGGGGGCACCTCCTCGCGTATTTCCTCTAGTTCTTTCAAAGCAAATTCGAACATCCCGGAGACCTCTCCTGCCAGCACGGGCTTATCCGACATATAGTCACGCATCACGTCCTCTACTCCGCAGCCATGACGACGCGCCACTGTCTCAAAAACAGTGGCAATCAGCATTTCACGCAATTCACTATTTACGTGCATAAGGGCACCTCGATTGTTTTGCATAAGCCCACAGGGGGTCGATCCGCACCAGCCCCTCCTTATACCTGTCCATAAACTCAACAACCACCGCCTCGTTGCCAGCAATAAAACGGCGGGCAATCTCCTGCGGGTCTACACCGTACTGATGGCCCATTGTCCACGCAACGGAATCGATCATTTTGATATTTATTTGCATTTTAACCCTCCCTTGTTTAGTCCGGAATAACTAGCGGCATTGATAAAGTGACAGCGCGCCGAAAATTTTTCACCCGATAATTTTTCAAAAAGGCGCTATCGACAACCCGAAAATCAAACACCCGGCGAGTGTTCGCCTCGACTAAAAACGACAACTCTACGTTTTTAATAGTCGCTCGATACCGACCGAAAAAGAGCGGGGGGGGCTGGATGCACCAGCCCAAATCGAGCAAAATTTGCGAAGCCTGTGGTAGTTTCATGATAAATCCTCCGCCACTAAAAAAGAGAGATAACGCGCGCCCAAGGGCTGCTCAGCCCCGGGCTCTGGTCTATACAAAAATCCCAGCGCAAGCAGGGTTGAAATATCGGGCGACGACGGCGCACTAGCGAGCGTAGGATAATCATCTTTACCCGTGACAAGCCGCGCCAGCGTCTCGAATAGCGCCGCGTGTTTTCGCCGCATCAGCGCCTTGATCACGTCGGCGTGACTCTGCGCAAGCCGCGCCGGTTTATCCTCCAAATATTTCTGGCCTTCGCAAGACCGGCGCCCGTGCTCGACTAACGTACGCAAAAAAACAAACTGTTTGTTATCCACCGGCACCTCCCCGTTGTTGTTGAACTAGTCGCGGATATACTGCGCAAACCACCGACGACAAAAAGTAGCAAATTTCACCGGCGAGCCAGTGAACGCGAGCGTGCTGCCACGCACGCGGCCGCCGCTGCACATTTCTGTCTCCGACCCACAAAATTTAACAAAAGCGTAGTCGCCCGCACCCGTTGCTCTAAAATCCACGCCATACCCGAGTTTGTTGCTGTTTATTGTAAAATATATCATGGAAATCTCCTTTTGTGTGCTAAATAACTACCCAGGGTTTGCCAGCGTCGCGGAAATCGGGGCTGTTTTTACACAACGTAACCCCGTTTAGTTGTATCTCTAGCGTGCTGTGCGGGTGCACGCGGATCGCCAGCGCGCGTCTTTGTGCGTCTGCCAGTGTGCGCGACGCGTTTAAACCAGTCACACACACCCACGCGCCGGTTTTTCGCTCTACTACACTATATATTTTCTGTTTCATTGTCGTCTCTCTCTGTGTAAGTGATGCTGCGCAGCTAGTATTGCTGCGCAACGGGGCTTGCTCGCTCGTCACGCGTCGCACCACCCCCGCGAATAGCTATAGCTCGTGTCGTCCGTGTTTTTCACACACTGCAGCACGTCGTCGCAATATATTTTTAACGTCGTGCGCTGAAAAAACTGCCCGCGCGTCGCCGCGCACTTCGCTGCCCGCAAATTTTTCGCTTTCAATAGCTCGCGCGGCGCAGTTGACGGCTCGTTTTGTGTCTCAGAAAAATAAAATTTAGTCATTGTCGTCTCTCTGTGTAAGTGATGCTGCGCAGCGGAATTGCTGCGCAGCGGGGGCGGGCTAGTCTGTCAGCTGAAAAACGCACGCAAACACATCTAACAGCTCGCGCAGATCGTACAGTGCACTATCGACGCAGTAGCAACTGTCGTCGCTGAGAACGACAGCGTGTGTGTTCGTAGACGCGTCTGCAACAGCTATTGCGTATTCGTTTGCATCGACCGCGGGTCTAAACAGTGCGTTTTTATAAGTAGTAGTCATTGTGTGTCTCTCTGTATTCGTCGCGTCGATGTAACGCAACTGAAATGATAGACTAACACAACGAAATCTATTTTGCAATTATATACGTGTAGAAAATGCACTATTTTAACTATTTTTGCGTAACGTGTTGTTATTGCAATAATAATAGTTTATAATCAGTGCTGCGTGACCAGGGGGGGCATTTCAATAGTCTGCGCAGATTTTTCAAAATACAAAAAAAAAAATATTGTGTAGCAGAAATTTCGTTGAAATATATAGACATTTTCATAAAAATTTACTTATTTACACGAAAGTTCACTGCCAGCCAGTTAGGAAAAAATGCCCCCCTTATTTTTCTCTAGTCCAATTTGATAGTGTATAAAGTAAATAAGTAATTCCCCTTAGTAAATAACTATAAATTTCAAAAACTTAGCGTCGTAGCAATTTGCTACACAAGGGGATTAAAATAAGTAAATACCCCCTTATTTGTACGAAATAAGTAGACTCGATTTTAGTTACAAAATGATTTATTATTCACGAATTATCACTATAACTATAGTAATACCCCGCTTTTTGCGCAATTTTTAGCCAGTTTTGTTATTCACTATTGCGGGGGTTGTTATGTTATTGTTTTTGTTGACAACGAGCAATTAGTGCTGTAAAATTGCTCAAATCGTCTTGAAAAGCGCCGCGATTTTTAGTTTTTCTGTTTTCAGCTATTTACTGTATATTGTGTATATTATGACCAAGTCAGCTACTACTACTACTACTACTACGAAGCCAGCACTCACTGTTCAGCAGCGTGCTCAGCGCTGCTCAGCTACGTGTACGATGATGCCACACGAAATTTTGCTACACGCTGCGCGCGGCGGTGCGTTCGTTGAATGCGTCGCGATTGTGATAGCCGACGAACGAAGCTACGCGAACGTAGACGCTAGCGTTGACGAGCTGACGCGCTATGACGAAGTCGTGTACTATCCGAGCTACTCCGAACAAATAGACGCAGCGAAAGCTGCGGCGGCGTACTACGCGCCGCGACTCAGCTCTGCGAGCGTGTCGAGTGACGTCACAGCAGAGTCGGTTATCGACGCGCTGCGCGACGTTGCCACGCGCCTGCCGACGTGACAGCGGCACTCTACAAAGCGTGCGTAGAGCGGTGGTACCCGCTCCGATTTCACGCCGAGCAGCAGCGGTTAGTCACTGAAAACGTGCGGTTTGCTGTTGTACCGGCGGCGCGGCGCAGCGGCAAGACCGAGCTATCAAAGCGTAAAATAGTCAAATGCGCTATGAATTGCCCCGGTAAGAGGTTCTTTTTCGGCGCTCCGACGCGCGCACAGGCAAAAGCGATTGCTTGGGAAGATCTCAAGCTGCTGTCGTTTGCCCCACTTTACGGGCGGCGTGCGGTGCATACTAGTGAGCTGACTATACACCTGCCCAATCGCGCCTCAATTGTCGTTCTGGGTCTCGATGAGCCTGCGAGGTTTGAAGGACAGACGTATGGCGGCGGCGTTATTGACGAGATTGGCAACGTAAAGGCCAGTGCGTGGCCGGAGAACGTCGCACCGGCGTTGGACACGGTTGACCCTCGAGACCCTGACTACCTGGCCTGGTGCTGGCTAATCGGAGTTCCCGAGGGTCTGAACCACTACTACGATATAGCGGAGTATGCCAGGACGGCTAACGACCCGGACTGGGGGTTTTATACCTGGCCGAGCCGTGATATACTACCGCCAGAGGTTATTGAGGCTGCCAAGCGTCGGATGAGTCCGCGACAATTTCGGCAGGAATATGAAGGGAGTTTTGAGACAGCGGGCGGCAAGATATACGATGATTATGGCGATGACAACCAGACCGAAGAAGTAATTGGCAAGAATGAGCAATTGTACTGGTGCCACGACTTCAATTACACGCCGCTCAGTTCGTGCGTGGCCGTGGTTCGTGACGGCGACTTTTTCATACTCGATGAGATAATACTGACCAGCGCGGTTGCTCGCCAGACGGCACAAGAATTTATAGAAAGGTACAAGGCGCACAAAAACAGGGACTTGCTATTATTTGGCGATCCCTCTGGCAAGGCTGGTGAGAAGCACGGCCACCCTAGCGACTACACAGAAATAGTTAAAGTTTTGGAAGGTGCTGGATGGGAAGTTACGCGACAGATACGCGCGGCGGCTCCTGCGATACGTGACCGGCAAAACGCAGTTCGCGCCAAGATATGCAATGCCGAAGGTGCGGTTAGTTTATTTGTCAACCGCCAGAAGGCTCCGTATTGTCATAAAGGATTATCTACGGTACAAACAAAGACGGGCAGCACATTTTTAGAGGTAGATGGTGAGTATCAACATATAACCACCGCAATAGGTTATTGTATAGAACGGTTATGGCCTATGAGGTTTGACCCACCGGAGGACATACGCCCCCCTCGACCTTCTCTTAATTACTATGGCGGCAAGTTATGAGTGACGATTACGACGAGTCCGGCATACATGCCCGCGCCTTAGAGAGGTACAAGAATATTGAGGAAGTAGTCCAAGATGAGCGTGACGCAGCCATAAGTGACCGTCGATTTTACTCAATAGCAGGTGCTCAATGGGAGGGCGCATTAAAAAAGCAGTTTGCCGAGAAGCCTTTAATTGAAGTAAACAAAATCCATATGTCTGTATTACGTATAGTAAGCGAGTATAGAAACAACCGGATGAGTGTTGATTTTAAAAGCAAGGACGGTTTAACGAATGACAAGTTAGCCGAGGTATGCGATGGTTTATACCGTTCAGACGAGCAGAACTCAAACGCAGACGAAGCCTATGACAATGCTTTTGAGGAAGCAGTGGGGGGTGGTTTTGGTGCGTGGCGTTTAACCACAAAATATGAAGATGAAACCGACCCCGACGATGATAGGCAAAGGATTTTTATAGAGCCTATTGTTGACGCAGATTCGTCGGTATTTTTTGATTTGCAGGCTAAACGACAGGACAAGCGGGATGCTCGTGAGTGTTTTGTTTTATCATCCATGACACGAGATTCGTTTATAGAAGAGTGGGATATGGAGCCCACCACATGGCCAAAAAGTTTTAAACAAAATATTTTTGATGTAGATGATTTAAATTCTTCTGATATTATTTATGTTGCCGAGTATTATTGTATAGAAAAGGAAAAATCGAAGATACATATATGGGAGACTCTTAGTGGCGAAGAGTTACGCATACCCGGCGATGAGTTTGACAAAGAAAAGGCACGCTATTTGAAAGCGACGGGTGCCACTAAAGTCGGTGTAAAGTCGATATACAAAAACCGTGTTAGAAAATATATTTTAGATGGTTCGCATGTATTAGAGGATTGCGGCTATATTGCGGGTGATTCCATTCCTATTGTACCTGTATATGGAAAACGGTGGTATATAGACAATATAGAACGGAGCATGGGTCATGTTAGATTGGCCAAAGATTCCCAAAGGTTGTTTAATATGCAGCTTAGCCGATTAGCTGAGATAAATTCATTAAGTTCTATTGAAAAGCCGATATTTTTAGCAGAGCAGATGCTAGGTCATCAAGCAGCATGGGAAGAAGACAACGTAAAAAACTACCCTTACATGCTGATAAACAAAGTGAAAAATGCGGCGGGCGATGAGATTGCAACAGGTCCAATGGGATATACAAAGCCCCCTCAAATACCGGCTGCCATGGCCGCTTTGATGGAGATAACGGATAGAGACATGCAGGATGTTCTTGGTGCGCAAAGCCAAGGTGAGAAAGTAGAAGGGAATATTTCTACTGAAACGGCCATGTTATTTCAAAACAGGATTGATATGCAGGCGTATATCTACATGAGCAACATGGCAAAAGCTATGAAGCGTTGTGGTGAGATATGGCTCGGCATGGCTCGTGATGTCTTTATAGAAGAAGGACGAAAATTAAAGGTGATTGGTTCTCAAAAAGAGATTGATCAAATTGAGATTATGCGGCCCATAATAAATAAAGAGGGTCAACTTGCGCATGAGAATGATTTATCAAATGTTAGATTGGATGTTGTGTCGGAAGTGGGGCCTTCTAGTAGCACTAAAAAAGCTTCTACAGTTCGTACCCTTTTAGCCATGCTTAAAGTAGTAGATGATCCTGGGATAAAAAAGGTATTAACTTCTATGATGGTACTGAATATAGAAGGGGAAGGTGTTGAAGATGTTAAAGAATACATTCGTATAAATTTAGTTCGAGAGGGTGTGTTCAAACCCACAGAAGAAGAAGAGAAGCAGTTAAAAGAAGAAGCCGAGAACGCCAAAGAATCCTCCCAGGATGAGTATTTGCGTGCGGCGGCTGATGCTGAAAAGGCTCGCGGTGTTAAAGCGCAAGCGGACACTATACTTACGCAAGCTAAAGCCGACGAAACCAGGGTAAAAACAGCAGAAATAATAGTGGATATGGGTGGAAAGAAACAAGATCAGGCTTTAAAGACCATAGAGAGTTTGACGCCTAGGGTTTTGCCTCCTGATTTGCCCGGATCAAAAGTTAAGGTATAGTATTGTTTGAGTAAGTGTCCAAACAATACTAAAGGTTTCCATCCTGCCTATATAAAGGGTGAGTATCGTACAGGTGGCTTATTATGTCTGATGAAGTAAATAACGAACAAAAAGAAGAGGGTGGGTCGTCCGATGAGGTAGTTTCCACAGACGATGCCGAAGAGTCTGTAAGTTCTTCTGATAGTGAGTCTAATGCCAAACCTTCTGACAATACTTCTAGTTCTTCGGAAGAAGATGAGGAAGAGGTTGTCATTTCTATTGAAGGTGTGGAGGAAGAATCACAAGAAGAAAAAGATTACGAAAAAGCCCCCGGATGGGTTCGGGATTTGCGCAAGTCTAATCGTGAAATACAAAGCGAGAATAATAACTTAAAGAAGAAGTTGTCAGAGCTATCAAAGTCTAATGTCCTAGAGAATTTGCAGAAGCCCGCTTATGAGGACGAGGATATTGCTTATGACAGTGAAAAATATGAGAGAAAACTTAGTGAGTGGATAAATAATAAGAATAAAAAGTCCCAAGAAGCTGCTAAGCGACAAATTGCTGAAAATATTCAGCAAGAAGAGTGGAAGTCTTCGCTTGACTCATATTCAAAAGATAAAGCAAGTTTAAAGGTGAAGGATTTTGAAGAGTCCGAGGCTGTTGTTCTTGAAACATTGAGTGAAACGCAGCAAGCCATCATTATAAAAGGTTCTAAAAACCCTGCTTTATTAGTGTATGCTTTAGGTAAAAATTATTCTCGAGCAAGGTCATTTGGCGATATAGACGATAATGTTAGATTTACTTTTGAAGTTTCTAATTTTGAGAGGTCACTTTCGATGAAGCCAAGAAAAAATAAAACAAGTCCTGAAAAGACTGTACAAGCCAGTAGTATGGGTTCTTCAGAAGCTAAGTTAAACAAGTTACGAGAGGAATCTCTTATAACAGGCGATCACACAAAAGCATTTAAATACATGCGCGAATTGCGCAGGAAAAAAATGGAGTAGATTATGTCAAATCTTTTTTCAAAGGAAGAAATAGTTATATTTGAAAATGAGACCACGGGCTTTGAAGATGCGCTAGTAATGTCTCGGTTGGTTGCGCAATTTAATACAAGTGGCACACAAATGGCGAGGTCGAACAATACGGTATGGCGTCCTCAACCATATATTGCAATTACCTTTGATGGGTTAGATCAAACACCCAATTTTGGGGGTAGAGCACAGTTGTCTGTTCCAGCAACAATCACCCATAGACGTTCGGCTCCTTTTTCATTGGATGCTGAAGAACGTAGGGATGCTTTGCAATCAAAAAGGCTGGCACAATCCGCTGGGCAGCAGCTAGCTTCCGACGTCAATGACGCTGTGAATCAGGTGGCGATGTTCCAAGGTACCTTGGTTGTTGCCCAGCCCGATAAAGCTACTGGTTTTAGGGACCTGGCTTTGTGTGAAGGGGTGATGAACAATCAAGGTGTCCCCAGTAGTAATCGGTATTCAGCGATTAATACCGACGATTATAATGACATGTCCGCGAATTTAGCGGAGCGTCAGACTTTAACTCAGATGACCGAGGATGCTTATAAAAACTCGTACATTGATAGAATATCGACCTTTCAGACATATAAGTTAGATTATGGTGATGCGATAGAGGCGGCGCAGGCATCCTCTGTGGTCATTGATGGTGCGGGACAGTCCTATACTCCTGAGTCCACCATTCCTAATTTACAAGGCAATGGTGTTAATAACAAGGATAATCGTTATCAAGAGATAAATGTGACGGTGGGTTCTGGTCTTATTGCGCCGGGTGATTCGTTTACTATAGCCGGTGTTTTTGCAGTTCATAATATCCGTAAAGGTTCCACTGGAAAGTTAAAAACATTTCGTGTTATAGCTGTTCCTGGTGGTGGTGGTACAGGTGTTATAACCATAAGTCCTCCTATTATATCGGGTTCAGGTGGTTCTATTGCAGCTGTTCAGTATCAAAATGTCACGCCTTCTGGTTCGCCTGCCGATGGTGCTGCCTTAACCTTTTTAAACACCACAACAGCAAAAGTCAATCCGTTTTGGCAAAAAGACGCAATAGAGATCTTGCCTGCTTCTTATTCTGTTCCTACAGATGCTGGTGCTGCTGTTATGCGGTTGACTACTGAGACAGGTCTTGAACTTCTTTTTGTAAAGCAGTTTGATATAAACACCCTTACGACTAAATATCGAATAGATTGCTACTTTGGTGTTGTCAACAAATCGCCTGAAATGTCAGGTATAATGATGTTTGGCCAGTCATAAACTTAGAGGAATTTCACTATGCAAAAGAACTACACATCCACCCCATTGCCCCAGAATGTTCGCGATGGTAAGAACAAAAGAATATCGGATAGCGGGAGCATGTCCTATAAGAAGCCTAAAAAAAAGAAGGCTCGTAAATGAGTTGGACAAAAAGGCAGTTCGTTCTCGAAGCCTTTAACCAGATTGGTTACGCTTCCTATGCGTATGATCTTTCGCCTGAGCAATTGCAGACGGGGATGTATCGGTTAGATTCTATGTTAGCGAATTGGAATGGTAGGGGTATTCGTCTTGGGTACCCTTTACCTACAAACCCACAAGGTTCTGATTTAGATGATGATTCATGTATTCCTGATTATGCAAACGAGGCTGTCTATACCAATCTAGCTTTGCGTGTTGCTCCTACAATAGGTCTGGTAGTTTCTGTAGATACTAGGTTTTGTGCCAGAAATTCTTATTGTGAGATGATAAATAAAATATCAACCCCTTGTGAGATGAATTATTCTCATACACTTCCTATAGGCCAGGGCAACAAACCCTGGAGGTTTGACCAGCCTTATTTTTCAAAGCCAATAAATACGGTGGCGGCGGGTCAAGATGGTTCTATAAAGTTTTTGGAGAATGTGAAAAATGTCACAAATACCAATTCCTAGTCTTGCAGGCGTTAGCAGCATTAGTCCTGGTGATCTATTAGTGCTTTATATTACAAGGGAAAGTGACCCTAGACAGACGCCTGTTTCAGGTCTCCAAACCTACATGCAGAACAATTTAACGTTCGCAAGTTCGGGTCAACCTGAATATACCACACAGAATGCGTTACCCTCTGCGAGTGGTTTTGTGGTGGTTATTTCGCAGAATGTAGACAACCCAATCAATGTTCATTTAATACTTTCCCCTACCGGCACTTTTGCGTTGGGGACTATCACACTGCCTCTTTCATCGGGTGTTATTGATAAACAAGAAGTGCTTGTAAATTGTACCCAACAAGTCGTTTCTTTAGTAATAGATGGTAATGGTGCTTTTGCAATAACAGGTGCGCCCATCAGTCTGGCTGCCAATGATTTTTTCCGGTTAAAGTTCGATTTGCCAACACAAACCTGGTATAGAGTAGGTTAAACAATGAAGGTTCCTATTCTTAAAGGGATATATGCAAATAGTGCTGGTGACTTTCGTACAGCCTATCCTAGAAATATGGTTCCTATTATAAAAGAAACAGGGATCGGCGAAAGTTATTTGAGACCCTCCGAAGGAATTGTTAAATTTAATGACGTGGCTCTTCCCGGTATAGATAGAGGCGCGATTAACTGGGAAGATGTTTGTTATAGAGTTCTTGGTAGTAAATTAGTTCGGGTTTCCGAAGATGGTAATGTATCTATTATAGGGGATGTGGGCTCTGGTTCTGACAATGTTTCATTAACTTATTCGTTCGATTATTTGGCGGTTGTGTCCGGGGAGTCCCTTTTTTATCTTCGCGATAATGGTGATTTTCAGAAAGTAACAGACCCAAGCGTTGGGGCTGTTAAGGATATAGTGTGGACAGGTGGCTATTTCGTAATGACTGACGGTGCGTTTTTGGTGGTTACAGAACTTAATGATCCAACAACAATTGATCCTGACAAGTATGGCTCCTCCGAAATAGACCCCGACCCTATACAGGCGGTGCATGCTATATGGAATGAACTTTATGCGGTTAATCGATATACGATAGAGGTATTTTCAAATGTAGGGGGTACTAACTTTCCTTTTCAGCGTATTGATGGTGCGCAGATA